ATTCTATTTTTGGTTCAACTGTTTCGTCTGCTTCTGGATGAGTATATTCAATTATATTGCCAATATCAAATTGATGTTTATTTGCTCTTTTAAAGAAAACATCTTCTTTCTCAGACCAAGTATCTACAATATCTTTGCCTGGAAACTTAGGATTGGTTTCCAAAATTAGACCCACAGGTTGTTCTGAAAATGGGTCTAAAACTTGTACGTAAATTTTTGCTACAATTGCCTTTCTATAACTCTTAAGTGGTTTACCAGTTTGCATATTAGAAAATGTTTCTAAGTTATTAATCTTTGCCATCTTTTTATCCTTTCTTCAATCCTTAATTGTAAGTATAGTAAGGATACTATACAGTGTTACCCCTTACTATACTCTAACCTAGTAAAATTTAACTCTTAAGCCACCTTAATAACATAGATTCCTTCAGCCTTATCTATAATCATACCAAATTGCTGATATAACGACAGAGTCCAGTATGGGGGAATCGGGCGGGGGTCAGTCCACTCTTGATACTTAATATCACCGTAGGTAATAAACTCACCAACATTCTGTCCAATAACAATAACCTTATCAACAGGAATCATTGGGTTGTAGTCGTCAAGATTGTCATAGACCTGTTCAACAGCCATTAAAGGAGCGCCATAATAACGTCCAAGCCAACCAGTAGCCATAATCTCTCTAATGTTATCAGCAACGATTAAATCCTGAGCACCATCAGAGTAAGAAGCACCAAAGGTCGTAGCCGGAGTTAAAGCAGCACGTCCACCAATAACAGCACGAACTCCACCAGTCGTCTGATTCATATAATCAATAGCATTTTTCAAAACCGTGTCAGTAAGCCCAGTACCGCTAGCATCAATAAAGTTGGTAGCGTTATTACCAGCATTCCACAGAGTTGAAAGGGCGGTGAAAACTTTCCCAAAATAGAAGTCACGCAGTTTAGCGAGCATTTCACTTCTAATCGAGGAGACAGAACCAAGTTCACCAGAATCTAATTCCCAAGCATTGGCACCAACGGACACAACTGCACCATCCAGAATATAGTTCATTCTTTCCGATACAGTGATTTCGTCTTTCAGGTGAATAGCACCAGGAACTAGAGTGCGGACTTTAATACCCTTCCGCATTTTCTTTACCAGTTGGTCACCGGGTTGGAGTGCTCTGGTATTCAAGAACATGCCAATAAAATCAGTCCCAATATGACCCGGATTGGCATATTCTATAATCATTTGAGCGAGTGCGTCTCTCTTCCCAGAATCCTTTATGATGGAAGCGACAGCATCCTGTAATTCTTTTTCCATTTTTTTAACTTCCTCCTAAAACTTACTCGGTAACTTTAACTGTTAAAGCCCCGGTAGTACTATCATAGCGTTCGGTGTATCCAATAACACCTTCTACTTTCGTAGCTGAATACTCTGGTTTACCAGCATTGGCACCAGCAGACGAGATTTTAATTGCAGAACCAGGAACTATAATATTAGCATCTGCAATATAGCAACCTAACGGGAGAGTAAAAGTTCCTTCCGTATAGACTAAAGAGGGGGTACCTGAAGGAATAACCACACTATCAGTATATCCCGGATAGGTTAAATAAATTGTAGCACCAGTAATAGGTGTATTTGCGGCTTCACTCCATCCACCTCTGCGAGCACCCTGAGCCAAGTGAGGCTGAGGAACCAGCATAGGAGTAGGAAGATTAGTGACTGCCCACGTTATAATAAATCTACAACGAGCAGCTTCATCCGCATTATCAGGAAGTTTAACACCAACCAAATCCTCTTGGCTGCCAAAGTCATGACTAAAACTCTGGTCGCAAAGTAGAACAAAGCGTCCTTCCACAATATCTTCGGTGGGCATAACACCCATCACATCATCAAATTCATTGATTTGCATTTTATAATCTCCAATATTTATTTCCCCGTTGGAACTTGGGGTTTCAATGACTCTTTAAGAGCCTGTCCCAATTTCGTAGGGGTAAATTCAGTAAACAATTTAGCAGGAGGAGTAACAGGAGGAATTCTACTTTTATCATCTTTACTCTTATCATCAACAGCAGGTTCAGTAGGGGTAAATACTTTCAAATCCTGCAAAAGGAACTCTAACGTGTTGTCATCCAAAGACAGGAGTTTCTCCTTATTCTCTTCAAAATATTTCTCATCTTTCACAATCTTTGCAGTAGTGAATTTAGTCTTAATACTACCTAACTTTTCACGTTCTGCATTAACTCTTTCAACTTCTTCTTTGAAACCCTTCAAACTAACAAGTTCTTTATCTTTATCTACCAAATAAGTTTTTACTGTACCATGTTCTTCTTTTAAAGTCTCATAATTAGTCTTCAAAGTTTCAAATTGTTTTTGTAATTTTCCATATTCCTTCTCGTAATCAATCTCTTCAGCCATTCCTTCTTTCCTTTCTTGTGAAGCGAATGCTTCAACAGTTGTTCTACCTTTATAAGAAGGTAATCCAACGATAGTGGCGGCAGTTAAAAATACATCTTTTAATGTAAGTACACCGTCTTTCTTTTCAGATGCATTGACATCATATGTTAATTCCCAAGAAAGATGTATAGCCTTACCAGATTTTAATTGTTCTTTGATTTGTTTTACATCATCTGGTCGTTCTTTACTCCATAAAGTTGCAATTCCTTTAATTTTATCTTCAACCTGTTTGAGTTGTGAAATTACACCTAAAGGAGATGCATCTTCATGACCTTGCTTAATCTTGCCAACTGCTTTTTTAATTGGCATAAAGAGTCCACTATTGATGATATTAGGAAACTCTTCTTGAGGAACTCTCATTTTGTTTCCATTAGGTTTATCATCAGTAAGTGTAAATTTGATGTAGTTCACACTAGGATTAGAAGACAATGCAGCAAAAGCCTCTCCATCCTTTGTATCTAATTGTACCACATCTTCTAAAATTGCATTAAATATAGCTTTATTTTCCATTATTAGTCACCTTTTTGGTTGTTACTGGTGCTTTTGATTGTGGTGTAGCACCATTTGGTTGAGCAGGTTGCTTAGGTTTGGCTGGTTGGTTAGGTGTTTGCTGGTTGGAGGGTGCTCTACTATTTGGATTTTCACCAAACGCTGGAACATTGAATACTTCTACTTTCTTCTGTTCTGATGCTCTCTTCTCAACCTCATCATTAAAGTTATAACCAAGCACATCTGCAAATGAATCTCTACTCAAACCACCAATATCAAATAACTTAGATAGAGCAGTAACATATACATCAAACTTGTGGAAGTTAATTGGTTCAAATTCTACCTCTGGAATAGAGTCGAAACCATTTCGTTTAGAGATTTGATATGCAATCTCTTTTATTACTACAAGAATCTTTTCCCTAAATACCTCCATAGTCTTAATTGGAGCTAGAGATGCAAATTCTTGGTCTCCTGCGGAACTTCTTTCTGTTTCCCCAGATATTAATATTCTGGGAAACCCTAAAGCAAACAAAATCTCTTGATTTATTTCTGTATATTTTGCATCATTCAAAAGTGTTTGAAAGTCAGGAAATATCCACTTTAATTGTACCACATGTGACGTAAATAGCTGGAATATGTTCTCTATATCATTATTGTTTCGATTTCTCCACAATAATTGCTCTTTTAAATGGTCCATATACTTTCTATCTTCTTCAGAATCGGTCATTGGGAAATCTTTATCACCAACACTAATTTGTAAGATTGCACTCATGACTTTATTAGCAATAGAATAGTCAGTTCGTCTAAGATTACGTTTGTGTTCAAGAATATCTACAGCAGAAGAAAGATATTGCATAGGATAGACAGATTCTGTTCCTACTCTACGTCTAATAACAAACTTGTTATCAAGTAACATTTTTTTAGGAAGTTCACCATCAATTATTCTTGCAACAAAATCTGGGTAATAAGTCTTAAATGCTGCATAAAGGTCTTGGTCTTCACTACCATCTGGATAAATTCCTTGCTGTCCAACAAAATATAGCAATTCAGGTGGAATTTCTACATAATAGGATGGTTGGTCAGGCAAAACTGACGCTTTTATTTCAATAGTCATTGGGTCTCGTAACCATAAAGTTTGTGGTACCACTAAACTATTATAGGTTTTTATTCCCAAAGCTTTAACTTCTTCCTTGGAAATTGACCCATATTCCATTTCTGGAACCACTAAACCAGAAATTAAGTATTCAAGTGCCATGTCTGCTGCAAAACCAACAAGTTTTGTTTTGATTGCTTCAAAAACTTTAAATTGGTTATCAGATAACTCGTTTTTATGAAATTTTAGAGTATTAATACCAATATCAATTAGTTTATTGATAGTGGTGGATGTAAGTGGGTCTCTTGTATAATAAAACCTACATCTTCTAACCATATCTGTAAACTCTTTTTGTGCAGCTTTCTTATCTAGGTTGCTTTCCCAAGTATATCTCCAAGGATTCCTAGAAATATCAGTTGGATTTAAAGATACAAATGACGCAGTTGCATCCATTAACTTCTTTTTTTCATTTTCCATTTTATCACCACCAACTAGCCATCATTAGTTTTTTACGCTCAGGGGCATATAGAGCATAATCATTAACCATATAATAACTAGTCATAGCACAAAGTAGGGCAGACGTAAAGTGGTCATCACCTCTTTTACCACCTCTTTGTGTAAGAGTTTTATAAGTAATTTCTCCTGTAGGAGATTTTGTGTAAGTCATTCTTTCAAGTTCTGTAATCATTTCTGTATCTGTATAAGAATATATTATCTTGTGATTATTTGTATACTCCTGAAGAACTGATACAGAGAATGGTTTTGCTTTCTGTTTTATTTCTTTTCCTTCTGAATCTATCCCTAAAGAAATCCAAGATGAAAAGTCTACTGGTACTACTCTTTTCTTATAGTCTTTATGAAGATAATCTCTATGTTCCAATAAGTTCTGAACAACTGAAATACCAGCATTTCCTTTATCAACTCCTATAATATATGGATTAAATTTACTATCTAGTATGTCTATTATCTTTTCCTGTATTGGGTATGAGACCTTGGTTAATTTAATTTTAGCGTGAAATTTTATGCTACCACCTGCTTCTTGATACATTACCCAAATTGCTGTGGGTTCTGTATAACCCAAGTCTATTCCAAATAAACACTTTTTCTCTTTATTTGGAAGTGCAGGAAGAATGGATACACCACTTAGAATATTTACTAGGTTATCCCCTGCTCGAACACCATCATACTCAAATTTATAGATAGGGTAGGATTGTATATCAAAAGCATTCCTATCAAATAGGGAGAAAACAGGCTTTCCATGTTCTCCCAAAATAAGGTGTATGTAGTCATCTGATTCCTCTCCCCAATCATTAATTGCTATCTGTTTATTCTCTTCAGTAAATCTAGGGTTCTGAAAAGCGGATATTCTATGCTTTGTATAGTTAGAATTCTCTTGGTCTGTGTGCCAAAGAACATTCTTCTCTCGTAACCCTGTAGGAACTCCAGATGTGGACATCTTATATCCAGGTTGCCAAGTATTTAGGGTTGGTTGCATTTCTACCCAAGTTCCCCAAGGATAATATCCAGACTCATCTACCCATATATAAGGACTATGTAAACCAATTACGTTTGCTCCTGTTCCACTCATACCAGCAATACGACAAATTAACTTTGATTGATTCTTCAAGGAAACAGAGAACTCAGAACCATTAATACCACCATTCTTTTCAATATATTGTTTTAGAAGTGAATTAGACCTAAATAGTCTAGTAAGATTTGCAAATACAG